TAATTCAGTAGTTGGAGACTATTATATTAGTGATGACGCTATTTATAAAAAAAATACAGAAGGTACCGATTGGGAAATTATTACAAATTTTAGTAATTTATTTAGTGCAGTTTCTGTTGCTGGAACAGTTTCATGGCAAACTGGCATAAATAGTTCTGCTATTTCTAGACTTATTGTAAATACTAAAAATTCAAATGGCCTTGACCGGATTACTACACTTGGAACCAGCGGAAACTATACTACAAATTTTCCAAATTGGAAAGCAGCCGATGCTACTTCTCAAAATTCACAAGCTACACTTTTTAATTTTGATGCAAATACAGTAAAGTATTATATAGCAGGTAGTGCTGATGTTAATGGATATACTGTTACACCAACAACCCTAAGGGCTGGTAATGCATTAACTGATGAAGTTTTTCCGTATACTTCATTACTTTCTTTATATTCATTTTTTAATAGTGCAGATGCACCAACTGAATCTAGTCAATATTCTGGAAATATTGGATATAGGCATCAACTTGAATTAGGCTCAGTTGATGAATTAACTGAAGGTTTGCATGGAACTGCTGGTACAAGTTCAACCTATGTAGTAAGTCCAACTTATCAAAATTTAAGAATTAGAAAATATAGAATTGCAGATACTAGTGGAAGTTTTGGTGGAAACAGTGTTATCCTAACTGATTTTAATCTACATGCAGAGGATGGAGTAACCACACCAGCCTTAACCTCAAAAATAAGGTGGAGAGTTAATAAAAAAACCTCTGCAACTAACAGTACAGGTTCGGTACTTACTATGACTTTAAATCCTGGAATAACTGAGGCTAGTGCAAGTAATAGTATTAAAACAAGTTCAATTTCTGCAGTAGATGGTCTTCATTTAGTATCCAGTGAAACTGGTAATTCAGTTGGTCCATTTAAATTAGCAATTGGATTTGACTCAACTAATACTACTAATGGTACAAAAAAGGCTATAATTAGTTCAGATAGTACAGAGACCGTAAATTCAATTACATTTGCTAAATTACCAATTACGGTAACTAGTTCAGCTGCTAATATTACATTGGCGACTACTGGAATTACCTCAAATTCAGATACTATAATTTCATCAACCAGTACACCAGGTGCAGGTGATGACGGTATTACAATCAGCTCAACCGGCGGTGGTATTGGTTTATATTCTGGAACAAGTGGCCGATCCATTAAAATTGGCGGAACCAAGGCAAGTCCAGCAATTACTATTTTAAATACCAGATTAGCGAGTGCCATTCCATTTGCAACCTCTACTGGTACAGCCCCTACCTATTCAAGTACGGATGCCAATACTCTTGATGAATATCAAGAAGGTACATTTGTGCCAACTGTTTCATATCTATTTAATGGAACACCGTTAAACCTACTAGAAGCTGCCACTGGCATATTATATGCAACGTCACCAACCATTGATGCAAATTATGGAATTTATACAAAAATTGGAAAATTAATTCAATTTACAATTAAATTTTCAATATCAAATTGGTATATCAATGCAACTTCAACTATAACTACTCAGGCTCCACTTAATGCATTTACCTCATATGATAATATTGATAAATTAGATGTTGGAAATATTGCAAAAACCGCAACTGATTGGTATCACTATTATGGTCAAGAACAATATCAAATTGCAATATCTGGAATACCAAATCACTGGCCAGATCTAAATGGAACTGGTCAAAGCGGTTATGGCACAACCAATATGCACTTTAATGTTTCATTAAATCCAAGAACTCTTACTAATACAGCCTCTTGTATTAGAACCTTCCCAATGGACTATTCGTTTGGAAATAGCGGTTCAGTTGGAACAAGCGGGCCTTCAACTCATCCATTTGAAGCTATTGATCCATCCTCTATCTATGCACAATTTAATAAACAAGGAAGTGGGGCTGGTGCTACTCCTGAACTTAGACTATACGGTAATCGTAAAAGTTATTCTGCAAATCCTAACAGCTTAAATAATATAAGTGGAATACGCTCAAATGTATCAATATATGATTTTTTAACCATTAAAAATGACGCTGCGGCTAATGGTAATACAATTGATGTTGTTATAAGCGGCAGCTATTTAACTGGACACACAACCGCACCTTAAGCTTTTAATTTAAATGGAATGCTCTTTTGCTTTTCCAATAGTCTATGAAAATCTAATAGAGCATTTGCATCAAAGCCATGCAACTGATTCATAATTCGGTTTAATAAAATTGTATCTTTTGCTAAATAAATTCTGTTTATTGGATCTATATTAAGGCCGCCGCCAATTACCATTACATTTTTATCAGGATCAAAATCGTTAAGTAGTGGCATCTCCTTTAATAGTCGGTCTTTAAATTTATTCTCTTTTAAATTAGGTAATTTAATTGTTTTCATTACTGATACTGAATATCCAAGATTTCTAGTACTTTTTAAATTTAACTTAATAATTTCATAGTGATCTGGCTCAAGAGTTTTACACACTAAATAAACCAGGTCTTGATTATGAATCCATGAATTATTAAAATAAAAATGTATTTTTTCTAAACTTAATATCTGTTTCTCTAAATATTCAGTCATTGTCTCTGCTAAAATTAACGAAGTTTCTTTGATAATTTCTTTGCCTAGACTATCTGTCTTTTGAGAAAGCTGAGAAATAACCGATAATAAATTAATATTTGTATTAACCACATTAAGCCCAGAATCGTATAATTTACCATCTGATATAATTGTATTAATATTTAAATAGTGAAAAACAATTTCATAAAAATTATCAAATTTTCCAAGTTCTAGATTTTTAAGATATGCCTGTTTTGCCCCAAGCAGAAGATATGTATAATATTCAAGGTCGACTTTATATGCTTGACAGATCCATGTAGGGTCAAGTATTTGTTTAGGGTTTAGAGATTTCATAAAGTAACCCAGTTTATTATTATTTATTTGAGAGGTATTTCCGGTAACACTGGGATAAATAACAAAAAGATGGTTTAAATGCAAATTGTAGCTTATAAAATAATACCAGACGTATCTAAAAATTCAATTAGTTTCAGTAAAAATTACAGGATTTTTTCAACCGGAGAACCATTAGAGCAGGCAATTCAAATAACTGGGTTTGTTGATGATATTGACTTGGGTTCAGCCAATTCAGCCTACATTATTAGAAAATTAAGATATTCAACGGATAAAGCCAACTGGTCGCTATGGTATTCATTTACTGAAGAAAATTTAACTAATTTAACAGATTTAGCCTTTTCAGAATCTAATATTTTCTTTGAGGTTAAATATGAATATGATGACTCTACTTATAGTGCAATCACAACCCCATTAGCAGTAAATGAAATAAAAATCAGAGTTAAGAGTTCTAAAATACAGGCTGATTTATTTACACCAACAACATATTGTTCATCAGAACAGTGTCCGGCCCTAATTGCTGAGCGCGAAGCAAGCTTTAAACCATATGAACTTAATACAGCAATCGGAATTGCTCATGAATTAAGCTTTCAAACCAATAAATTATTTGGGCATGAGGTTATCTATTTTAAAACTGAGCCAGATAGAGAAGGAACCGATTTTATATTTAAAGAATATACCTTATTTAAAACAACGGATCGTCAGTGTATTAAAATACTGGTGCCTGACAATAAATTCCCAGATAATAAGCCTAACTTTACTGATTTTGGAGTTGATTTTGCAATGGATATACCATTTGAAATTCATATTGATAATACCTATTTTCAAATGATTTTTGGAAAAAAGTCTCAGCCTAGAAAGCGCGACTACATATTTATTCCATTGGTAAATAGAATGTACGAAATACAGGGTTCATATCTATATAGAGGATTTGGACTAGATCCAATTTATTGGAAAATCCAACTGGTTAAATTTAATCCAAATATTGATATGTTTATGAAAGCCGCAGATCGAACATTTTTAGATAATATTATTGTATCGACTGAGCAATTATTTGGAGCAGAGGCTGAAGTTCAGAAAAAAGATGCTCTCGATAAACAGCAATTTTCTACTATTTCTACCAAATTTGATGAATCCAGACAAAGACTACACCCAGACATAAAAAATAAAATTTTAGATATTACTTTTAACTATTCTCCACTAATTGAATATTATTATGACTTGAGTGGAGTATTACCTGCCA